GGGACACAAGCTCATGTGTTTCATCTGCAAACACCCTCATTTGCGGCACACAAAGCACTAAATAAATATTATGATGATATTATAGATCTTATTGACTCCTATGCAGAAATGGCACAAGGTAGATATGGTATTATCAAAGGATATACATCCCCGACGCAGATATTTGAAGACGATTCGGTTCTAAAATATTTTATGGGATTACAAAAATTTGTAGATTCAATTCGGCAAACACTTCCACAAGACGGCGAACTCAATAACACCGTGGATGAAATCTCTGGATTGGTGAACGCAACCATTTATAAACTCAGATTCTTGAAATAGAGATATGGACGAAGATTTAGATAAGTGGTTTAAAGAAAAATGGGTAAACATTGGCAAAAAAGTCGATGGTAAACACCCACCCTGCGGAACGTCGGGAGAAAAGAAAGGTTATGCAAAATGTGTTCCTGCCGCAAAAGCAGCCAGCATGAGTAAAAAAGAAAAAGAAAGTGCAACTAACCGAAAACGAGCAGCACAAAATAAAGCAGGTAGAGGTGGAAAAGATAGTAAGGGGCAGGGTAAAAAACCAATATATGTTTCTACTAAACCAACAAGGGAAAATATGAACATAGAAGAACGATTAAATTTATTTTTAGAAAAGAATTGCCCAACTGATCCAGGTAAATGGTCAGCCTCAAAATCTGCGGCAAAATCTAAATTTGATGTATACCCATCTGCCTATGCAAATGGATGGGCCGCAAAAAACTATAAAAGTAAAGGTGGTCGTTGGAGAAAATGTAATGAAGGTGAGTCAAATGGATTGTGTGAGTATACTGGAGATACCTTTGGGGCACCTCAACCAGACTTCGATAGATATGATGCGGTGTCTAATCCAAAAGCCGACCCAAGTAAAACATTAACGGGACGGTTTACTGACCCATCCGTGGGATTAAATGAAGCATGTTGGGAAGGATACAAACAAGTAGGAATGAAAGATAAAGGTGGTAAGATGGTTCCTAATTGCGTTCCTATCGACGAAAATGTTGACGAACTTAACGATGATGAATATTGTTCGGCGTGTCTCAAAGAATATATTTTAGAACATGCAAATGTGCTTACGGAAGCAGAATATCAAGGCCGTAAAGTTTCATTAGGTAAACCAATGCGGGGCGATGTAGCAAAATTCAAAGTGTTTGTAAAAGATCCAAGTACTGGAAATGTCAAGAAAGTAAATTTTGGTGACCCAAACATGAGAATTAAAAAGAGCAATCCTGCCCGTCGTAAAAGTTTTCGGGCACGACATAAATGTCACACTGCAAAGGACAGAACCAGTGCAAGATATTGGTCGTGCAGAGCTTGGTAATGAAACACATTATTTATAAAATTACTAACACTATAAATGACAAATATTATATTGGCCGACACTCTACAGACAATGTAAATGACGGATATATGGGTAGCGGATTGTGGATTAAAAACGCTATTCGTAAATATGGTCGTGAAAATTTTATAAAAGAAATATTGGATGAAGCAAACTCTAGTCCAGAATTGTGGGAACTTGAAAAGAAATATGTAAATGAAGATGTAGTAAAAGATGAAAATTCGTATAATATGTGCGTGGGTGGTAAACATTATTTGTCTGGATTGACTAGGGAAGAACTAAAAACCCATCAATCTATGGCAGGTAAAATTGGCGCAAAATCTTTTAGGGATAAGTTGAAAGAACAGGGAAGGGTTAGAGAATGGCATGTAGCGGGTGGTCATAGCGGTGCAAAGTCAAAACATGAAAAATATATTTATAAAATTATTACTGCTTCTGGAGAAACCTTAATGGTAAATGCAGTTAATTTTAAATCTGTGTGTGAGCAACATGGTTGGAATTACAGTACTCTTGCTTGGAAGATATGTAATGGTCCTAAGACAATTAAAAGAGGTCCGTTGGCAGGGTTCTACATTGAACAACAGATGAAAATATAATCAGACTTCACAATTTACTGACCGAATATATCACTCAACAAGCACATTTATACTAGTACGAAATAAGTAATTTAACAGGAGATTTTTATGGATGCAATTTTAGGTAGTTTATTATTAGTCCCATTTAATTGGGCACCACAGGGATGGCTTCCTTGTAACGGCATGACACTACAAGTTAGTCAAAACGCAGCACTGTTTAGTTTATTAGGCACTCAATTCGGTGGAGACGGACATTCAACATTTGCATTGCCAAAATTAGAAGCACCGGCGGCAAATTTACATTGGATTATTTGCACACAAGGAATGTATCCGTCACGCCCGTAATATGATTAGGCTAACGCAATTAATACATCTAATACATGAAGTTGATGTACCAAAAAAAGAAACTCCCTACATAAGTGGTGATACTTATATAGGTAAGGAAGAAGCAATGCGTGTATATAAAAATATGGGATATGATTTTAATCCTGCTGAATTTTATATGGGCATGAATGTTGAATTGGAACATCAAGATGTAACGGAAGGAAGTTTAGTAAAAACTGCAATGATTGCTGCAGCACATCTCCGAGAAAATCCAAAATATTATAGTTTACTAAAGAAATATGTGGAACAATCAACAGTAAAGGAAGATGGTGCCCCCGCAGGTGGTGCACCAACGGGAGGAATTGGATTATCGCTTCCTGGCGGATATATTAATGGCGCACCAAAACCAGCCGATGTGAAAAAAACTCGGAAGCAACTCAACAAGGAGAAATAACATGTCACTTTCATTGAAATCAATACTTCGTGAGAATGTAGAAAATAGAATTAATTTAATGCGATTAACGGCATTATTAGAAAAGGTAACATGTTGCATATCTGCACCGCATGCAAAAACATTGATGGAAACCTTTGCAGAAGTAAGTATGATGGCAACAAATTTAAATTCGTTACCGTATACGAAGTTTAATATGAACGAATGGCAGTTATTAATTGCAGCAACCTATGTAAAACTTAACGAATTACGCAATGAAGTAGTGAAAATTTCAGAATCCCAGAAGGATGTGGATTTTAGACCACTACTAAAAGCATTAGACGAAGCCTGTAACTATTAAGTGAGGAGATATGGCAGATACTAGTAACAATGGAATTTTTGGTAGACTAAAGAAACTTTTTTCCACGAACACAATTGTACGAAATGTGGGTGGAAAAAAACTTCGTATTGCAGATACGGATCAAATTCAATCGTTTGTTAACAGACGAGGTGTTGATCGGTATCATCGTGTATATAATTCTGCCACTGGTGGGTATGGGTCATCACACGGACGATATGAAGCAGCCGCATCTTTTCAAGGAGCACGATTACAGTTGTTCCGCGATTATGACATGATGGACAATGATCCTATTATTGCGTCAGTGCTTGACATTTATGCAGATGAAAGTACCGTAAAAGATGAATTTGACCGTATTCTCTCGATTAAAACCGATGATACTCAAGTTCAAGAAATTCTCCACAATTTATTTTACGATATTCTCAACGTAGAATTTAATCTCTGGCCGTGGGTTCGAAACATGGCAAAATATGGAGATTTATTTTTATATCTCGACATTGACCCAGAATATGGTATCGTTAATGCCGTTCCATTATCTGTCTATGAAACTATTCGTGTAGAAGGTGAACAACCGGGTAATCCATTCTCCGTAAGATTTTCCATTGACACTGACTTCTTGCAATTAGGCAAAAAAGATTTTGATAACTATGAAATTGCACATTTTCGTTTATTGTCAGATACAAACTTCCTTCCATATGGAAAAGCCATGATTGAAGGTGGTCGGAGAACATGGAAGCAATTACAATTGATGGAAGATGCAATGTTAATTCATCGTATCATGAGAGCACCCGACAAACGAAAATTTAAAATTGATATTGGTAATATTCCACCTGCCGAAGTTGATACATATATGAATCGTATCATTGACCGGTCTAAGAAAACACCATTGGTGGACCCAAAAACGGGTGATTATAATCTCCGGTATAACATGATGAATATCACCGAAGATTTCTATCTCCCAGTACGTGGGAAGGATAGTGGAACGGAAATTGAAACCATGCAGGGTCTACAATTTAACGCAATTGAAGACATTGAATATCTCCGTAAAAAATTACTTGCAGCATTTAAAGTTCCCAAGTCCTTTATTGGATACGAAGAAGATATTAACGGAAAAGCAACCTTGGCAGCACAAGATGTGCGATTTGCACGAACCATCGAGCGCATTCAACGCATTATGATATCGGAACTCACCAAGATTGCCATCATTCATTTGTATGTTCAAGGATTTACAGATGAAAAACTTGTCAATTTTGAATTATCGTTAACGAATCCTTCTACGTTATACGAACAAGAAAAAATTAATATCTGGAAAGAAAAGTTTGGATTAGCGCAACAAATGACAGGCGGACAAACAATTCTACTGTCACAAGATTGGGTATACAATCACATTCTTGAATTATCAGATGATGAAATTGCTGAAGAACGGAAGAAAATTATCGAAGATGTAAAACGTCAACAAGAACAACAAGCAATGGCACAACCGCAAGAACCGCCAATGGGTGGAATGCCGCCAGAAGGAGGGGCGCCGCCAGAAGGGGAAGCTCCACCGGAAGGTGACGCTAGTGCGGATGACCAAGAAACGCAAATAGACGATGTGGACCAAATATTACAGAGTCTTGACACGTTAGAAGGTGACGAAGAAGTAGATGAAGAGTTGGAAGAAGCACTTATGAAAAATAAAGGTGG